GCAATTATCCATACTATCTACTATTATTGATTTCCCCATGTTTGCTTCATCCTCTCTAACTCGTCAGGCGGTAATGTTTCAATGCCTAGTTCCTTTGCTTCCTGTACCACCATATCAATAAAGTGTGCCATTTCTGCTGTGTCGTACTCGCTTGACCCTTTAATCATCAAATACGAATCAAACTTGCCATTGCTTTTGTAAAACTTCCAATGCCCTTCAATCTTTGACATATCTACGCCTGCTTTTACCGTCACTGGTATATAGCCTTCTTCGTCTTGGTATAGGTAGCCATATTTCTGTAGCATTTCTTCGTATATTTCTTCTTTGCTACTCTTAATATCAGGATGGTTCGCAATTTTTGTGATGATCGCCCAGCAATATGCGTTAGCATCCAAAGACCGTTTTTTCTTATACGGTTTTGCCGAAATGCTCAACTTCTCACATGATTGAATAGCATTAATAGCGTCCGTTGGTTCTTCGTTCAATTCAAAGCTGACTATTATTTTCTTTGACACCCAATCACGACTGACTGAATGTAACCTACCTGTGCAATCCATCATTTTTTCTCCGTCTTTTCAAAAATCTTCAGTGCAGAAACAAACATCTTTTCTGTCATTTCTTCCAATGAAGCAATCTTGAATCTCTCACACACTTTTTCTTCTGCCACGTTATACTCAGTGCATCTATTCTTGATTACCTCAACCTTTGCAGATGAAATAACTGAATCTTCAATCTTCTTTTGTTCCTTTGCTACATTTGCAGGCGTACCAAATTCGATTTCATTTTCAGTCTTCAGGTTCAGCACTTTCACATACACTATCTTTCTGTTATCGTACTGGATGTCAGTCACAACAAAGCTATCCTTGCAAGTCCACTTGTTACTATTTCCACTCTGTTCAAGTGTTTTTAAGTCCTTCTTGAATACAAACATATTCGGTGCTGTGTATAGTTCTCTGCCGATGCCCCAATTGAAACAGGCACGTTTGAAGGAATCGGATGCAAGCCCTTTTTCTGCTTCTGTGAAACTTTCTGTGCCTGTATCTTCTTTCTCAATCCACATATTCTTTTCTTTATCCCAAATGGAAACGATACAATTTGCATTATCTCTGCTGTGATGTCTTTGCCAGTTCATAGCACCTACAGTTTCGTCAAGGATGTTTTGGTCGCATCTTGCGTCCTTATACAGCAACAAACCAACGCCCCACTGACTACAGGTTGATATACGGCAGTCGATTTCGTCTGCTCTTAATACTCTAAATTCTAAATTATTCATTCTCTGCACCTACCCTCTCAAGTTTGTATGATGTTTCACAATCAACTCCGCAACGAGCTACTCTTTCGATTAACAATGTAAGTTCCGACAAATCATCGCTAGACACAGCCAATCTTTCAGGGATTGTACCCTCTATAAATTCCGACTGTCTTTTCTGTTCAATAGTAAGTTTCCACATATTCATTTCTCCTTTTCTCTATAAATCTTCGACTGATACCCTGTAATGCTTCTTCAAGCAATCCTCGCAAATATGCTCGCCCTCAATGTCGTAGCAGTATTCGTCTTGCAGGGGTTCTCCGCATTTATCGCACTTGGGAAGTTTCTGTAGTTCTGCTTCCTGCTCTGCATCATGCCTTGCCCACAAATCGTAGTTATCTAACATCGCTACCACCTTTCTTCATTTGCCAGTGAGAATAGAAGTAACCACGCCAGCGACAAGATCATAATTACGGCTGGTATAACACATGATTCCGAATCCATTGCCGACATTGACAAGGTAAATAAGATAACTGCCGAGTAAGTAACTAACCATAAAAACTTGTTATGCAGTTTTGCTTTTAACTTTCTTTTTTTCATTTTCTACTCCCTTCATAAATTGCTCTGTTGCTTTTCTAACTGCTTCTTGATTAACTGTGCCGTATACTCTTACGGTTGCACCTTCGCTTTTAAATTCTTTCATTGTTTGCTCTCCTATTATAGTGATTTTAAATCACGTCCAAGGCAAAAAAAATACGCTCTTTATCTTTCAGGTTTGTTATATCAAGTAAATCACAAAGCAAACTAATTTCAGTAGTCGTAAAATCACTCTTATTATTGATTTTGTTGTGTAAACCTTGTCTTGAAAGACCTAATGCTTTCGCAATATAACATTTTTTAAGTCCTGATTTCTCGATAAAGCGTTCAAGTTCTTTTACATTAGTCATTTCATAACCCCCTTTCTGTCTTGTTGATTTCAAATCACTATCTCAATATAATACCAGTGTGATTATTTGTCAACTACTTTTTGCAAATTTGTTGATTTAAAATACAAATGGTGGTATTATGCTATTAGAAAGGTGGTGTTGAGCATGACAAATATAGGTGTATATATAAAAGAAAGGCGAGAAGCATTAGGAATGTCGCAAGACGAACTAGCCGAAAAGATGGGATATAAAAACAGGTCTACTATTGCAAAAATAGAAAAGGGCGTAAATGATGTTACTCAAACTAATGTTGTGAAATTTGCAGAAGTATTAAAAACCACTCCAGCTTATTTAATGGGATGGGAAAAGACAGAAAAAAAGAACAATGCCATAGCAGACATTGTAATAAGGTTGAGAACTGATGAAGAATTTTTATCTTTAGTGGAAATGTTAATGAATCTTGATGCCGATACAATAAAAGCCGTAAAAGACTTAACAGCCCTTTTGAAGTAATGTGAGGATTAAATCTAATAATTCAATATCATTACATTGCTTTAACTGTTTGATGATTGCTTCTATGTAATCATTGTGCATGAGAAAACCCCCTGTAAGAACATATGCTCTATATTATGTGATAGAAATGTTAGAAACGTGTGCAAAGTGTGAATATTATATGACAACTAAGGAGATGGGAATATGTATAAAGTTTACGAGCCTTTTACAGCAGAAGAATGTTTGGAATATTTAAGAAAGTCACGTTCCGATGATCCGACCTTAACGGTTGATGAAGTATTAGCCAACCATGAATTAGAATTAAATGAGTATGCAGAAAAGTATTTAGGTGGCAGAGTTCCTAAAAGTCAAACTTATAGAGAAGTAGCATCATCCGAAACGATTGATGATCGTCCTGAAATGGTACGACTTCTTAAAGCTATTGAAAGTCCTAGAATAAAAGCAGTTCTTGTAAGAGAACCACAGCGACTTTCTAGGGGAGATTTAGAGGATGCTGGAAGAATAATAAAGATATTCCGATATACTAATACTTTGGTAGTCACACCGCAAAGAACTTACGATTTGCGTGACGATATGGATAGAGATTACTTTGAACGTGAGTTAAAACGTGGTAACGAATACCTCGAATATGCCAAGAAGATAATGAGTAACGGAAAAGAAACAGCAGTTAAAAAAGGTTATTTTATTGCCACTTTCCCACCATACGGCTATAGAAAAATTCATTACAAAATAGATAAGGAAAAATGCAGTACGCTTGAAATAATTGATAGTCAGGCAGATGTTATAAGAATGATTTTTGATTTTTATGTACATGAGGACATGGGCTTTGACAATATCGCTAATAAATTGAACGAATTAGGTTTCAAACCACAAAAGGGCGATTTATGGGTAAAGGCTTCTATTCAGGATATTATCTCTAATGAAGTCTATATAGGTAAAGTAAGATGGAAATACAGAAAAACCGTTAAAACAATTGAGGATCAGCAGGTAAAAAAGACAAACCCAAGAAGTAAAGTAAGCGACTATCTTTTGTTTGATGGTATACACCCTGCTATAATCTCACAAGAACTATTTGACCTTGCACAAGCAAAAAGAGGTAAAAACGTACCTATTAGAAAGAATATGTCTATCAACAATCCGTTCGCTGGTATCTTCTATTGTGCCAAGTGTGGCAAGGCAATGAAACTACGTCCGCAAAACGGAAAAAACAAACCACGTTTGGAGTGTTCCGAAATGAAACACTGTAAAAATGGTTCTGCCCTATTCGACGAAATATTAGAACGTGTCTGTGAAGCCCTAGAAGGCTGTATAAGCGATTTTGAAGTAAAACTTGATAATAATAACCTTGACGAGAAAGAACGCCATAAACAGCTTGTTTCGAGCCTTGAAAAGCGACTAAAGGAATTAAAGGAAAAAGAAATACGCCAATGGGAAAAATACACCGATGAAGGTATGCCGAAAGAAATTTTTGATAAACTTAACGAAAAGGTATTAAGAGAAAAGGAAGAAACAAAGAACGCTTTATGCTCTGCCTATGATTCCATGCCTGAACCAGTAGACTTTGGCGAAAAAATAGTAACTTTCAAAAATGCACTTGAAGCACTGAAAAGCGACGACGTTTCGCCTAAACTTAAAAACAAGTATCTGCGTGAGATTATCGAAAAAATGACTTACGAAAGACCTAAACCAATTATTCTTACAAAAGAACTGGCAGAAAAAATGGGCGTACCATATCCCCACAAGTTATGCTATCATCACTATCCATTTACATTAGACATAACCTTGAGGGGATAAGCTTTCCCCATATATGACATCAGGTAGGAGTTATTTCGATTGCTCCTACTTGATGTCGCATAAAGAAAAAGCAGTGATAATGTCAAAGTTGACACACCTTCTGTTATTGTTTGTCGAAAATTATGTTACAGAAGTTATTTATTTTTGTCAATATATGGGATAATCTAGTTATGTAGCAAAAAACTTTTATTTTGAGGAAAAAGTTATGGATGAGGAAGATGAGGAACTAAGAAAATACTATGTAGAAGCCATTACCGAAAAACTAAAGGTATGCAATGATACCGAACTACTTGATTTGATATTGAAATTGCTTCCAAGCAAATGATAAAAAGGGCAGGTTATTACTGCCCTTTCTTATTTCCTACCATTCATACCCGCAAGATTCATCATAGCAACTATCAATTATAACTTCTTCTACAATTTCCGATTCGCCATATGTAGTTAAATACGACATAATTATATCTCTCATGTCATCCCCAACCTCGTAACTCAACACATCCTTCAATTGTTCGATTTCCACATACTCTTCATCGTCATTTGCCGTTTCTCGTATTTTTTCAATTGCAGATACTTGACCGTCGGTATACACTTCATACTCACGCTCGTTTTCGTATGGTTCTTGCCCATTGTCTTTATCTTGGTTTTTCGAAAAGACAAATATCACAATAACAATCAAAATAAGTATTAAATATTTTTTCATGCTTACACCCCCTTTTTTTATTATACTTATATAGCAAACTGGAAGAATTTTCAACAAAAAAATAAAGGGATGCAAGCCTATGCCTGCACCCCTTCTATTTTGCCATTTAAGACACTTTATTCTATTACCCTATAATTTATACCCTAAACTATTTTAAATGGCTATTTCAAGGAATTAAGTCCCTTCTCCCACGACTTAGCACCGACAATTCCATCTACAACAAGACCATTACGCTTTTGGTATGCTTTTGTTGCTGTCAAAGTGCCATTTCCAAACTTTCCGTCAGGGTTCGTACCAACAATACACTGCCAAACCTTAACTGCCGTTCCCCTTGAACCTTTATACAAGGTAGGATAACCCTTTTCCTGCTTCGGCAATTCCTTGGACGGTTCAAAGTAAACATAGTTCATATCTACATTGCCACTAATGCCTGATACTGCCCCCTTAGAAGAATACTGCCACATAACAGGATTATACTTCATAGCATCTTTTTCGCTTGCACCATAATAAGCCAGCCACAAAGGGTACATACTCAAATCGTTAAACTTGTTTTTTAAGTAGTCAGGGTTGGCATATACGCCTACTTCATAACCTAACGCCTTCATACGCTCGCAGAAGGCTTTTACCATTGCTGTACGCTTGTTTCTGTCGAATACTACACCACGCTTATTTGCGTTTGCATCGGTGTCGTACTCGAAGTCGCACCATACCTTCATAGTGATTTTATCCTTGTACTGATTAATAACAGCATGGCACTTGTCAGCGTTGGCAATAGCTTCCGTTTCATTAATGCCGTATATAAACCAATACACGCCAAATGGGATGCCATTCTCAATACACCCCTGCACGTTCTTTTCAAAATAACTATCTGTATTTGTACGCCCCCATCCAGCACGAATGATAGCACACTGTACACCTGCCGATTTTACGGTTTTCCAGTCAATCTTACCCTGATATTTTGATACGTCAATTCCTCTTGTCATGTTTTCTCCTTCCAAAGAAAAAGAGGACTTTATCAGCCCTCTAATTCCTTTTTGTATTTTGTTTTCTTCCACAGATCAGTAACACGTTCCCAACCACCTGTCGAAACAAGATATACTATAAAACTTGCGATAAAACTTGCGAAAATGTAATACCATTCAATAACAATCGCAAAATACTGGCATAATACGATTACTTCAACAGGGCATAAGATAAGTGCCAAGACTAATACCACTACATTAGTGGGTATTTTCTTTAAAAGTGGCATTTCCTTAATTGCCTGAGTAATGATGCTGACAATAAAAGCGGTTACGCCTATTGCCATTAATACATAAGTTACTGATTCCATTAAAAATTTTACGTCCATAGTTTACTCCTTTCATTCATGGGCTTTTTGGTTGATGTGCTTTTCTAATTTATTAAAGGCATCTGTTACATTGCCATTAGCACCTAACTGTTTTAAACCATCAAGACAAGCTAACATTGCATAGCACATTACCCCTTGCTCGTCTTTGATTCTTAAAATCTCTTTATCCTGCTTCTCTTGTTTCAAATACCACTTGTAAACTGCAAAAATGGCAGAAAAAATAACAACAAGTGCGGTAATCACACTTGCTGTTACGATAATTGTATTAGCGTCAATATACATTGGACTGCTCCCCTTCTTTAGTATTGTTTTTCTTAACCTCTCAACTCATTATTTCTTGCTGTCAACAAGCTTTCCAAGGTATACCCGCCCACCTTGCTTGTGCCATATTCGGCTTTAAATGTAGGCTGAATCTCACTGTCAAACTCTACATAGGTAATTCCGTCATAGGTTGCTAGGCTGTTCATTCCCATTTGGTCTGCAATAGGTAATTCTTCGGTGGTTTCTGTTGCAAGTTCATAGACTACTGTAATTGGATGGGTTTTCAAATATGATTTCCATAATGATATATCCGCAGTATTGTAGTTTTTATCATATATAAGCAATGAATTAGAACCTGTTGCAGATGTAATACCTTCTTTTGCGTTATAGTTACTATTTGGAGTTGTAGCCACATAATCAGAACATAGCAATAACGGAATGCTGTTTGCATCTTTTGTACGTTTTACATTTGATAAACGTAATAATGCTCTATAAGTTCCAGTACTTGTACCATTTGCTTCCCAACCTTCATCATCACTACCATCAAATACAGCAACACCAAACTTCCTGTTGAGATTTTTCGGTGTAATCACATCCTGCACATCACCGATTCCATACAACTCAATAGGCTGTGAGAGTGTGATTGCTTTTTCTTTGTAAGGCTCGTATGGTTCTGCTGTACTTCCCTCATTAAGCATTACATTGGCATTTTTAATATCAGCAAGCGTTACATTTTCTTTGTTAAACTGTATAATGACAAAGTTTGCCTTTGCATTAGTAGTAATAGTATTTACTCCCGTAATATTTGCACTTCCCACTACTGTTGCATCATGCACATTTGTTTTTTCAAACCAAGTTACCATCTCAAATCTTGAAATGTCGCATGATATTGTGTAAGTAGTCATAGGTTTACAAGGCATAACCACAGTTGCTCTTGCTGAACTTGTATTATCATTCCATGCAACACCTATTCTTGCTGAATCTGCATCAAACAATTGGTTTCCATGTGTCTTTACTCTCAACAATCCATAAGGTACATAAGTATCATCTGCTATGGAAGCGTTGCGAATCATGGGATAGAAACGTAGCTTGTTTGCTGTTGTACCACCACCGATATATATAGTTACAGACAATGTTGCTTGCTTTCCTAATGTGAATTTCACAGAATCACCATACTCTGATACACCTATTGCTTGAATGTATAAACGATAGGTTGTGTTTGCACCACCACTAGGGCAACCATTTATAACATATTCGCCTTCATTTAACATTGTTGCGGAATTTAATGTATAATGCACTCCATCTATTGCTGTTCCATTCACTTCGACATATTCCAAATTGCCTTCTTCATCATACTTCGGTGTAAAAGTAATTCCATTGACGGTCTGTGTTGTCAATCCCCTACAATCCAACAAGTTCTTGCCCTTGTATGCCTTGATTTCCATTGGATAACTTGGGTTAGGTGCAGGAATACCACCTGTGTATGGTTCGTATGGTAGGGCTGTGTTGCCTGCGTTTACCATCAAACCTTCTTTTTCATTTATAGGACACGTTATATAAACGTATGCCGTATTTGATTTAAGTGTAACAGTGCAATTCTTATACGTTTGCGAATATCCCAAATAGTTATTTGATTCATCAAACTCTGCATAAGTTACGCTTCCATTTGCCGATTTTGCACCTGAAACAGTAATTACTTTGCTTGATGGTGCATTAACCTTACACGCAAACCACGTTGCATCTGTTATAAACACACCACTTGTATTGTAATATCCGTTTCTGCCATTGCTTGCATCAAACAACTGATTTCCTGCTGTGCTGTCCTGCTCTGTCACTCCACCGATTTCCAATATATTCTCTCGCCCTGCATAGCTGTTCGGCTGTGTGGTGGATGTGGTTTCGGTAATGTCAGGCACACTCAACTGTGCTAACGCTTCCTCAATCTTATTAAGGTTTTCCGCATTAATGGCAGGCTTCCCACCATTAACCCATTTTGTAGGTGTATACGTCATTCTTCCTCACTCTCCTTTTCTTCTGTTTGCTGTGCTTCAAGCATAATTTCTTTTTCTACTTGAACTTCAAGCTTGTGTAAAATCTCGCTTACTACCAAACGCTTTGCTTCCGTCGGTAGTTGTGCGGAATTGATTAGATTAACCATGTTGATTTGAAAGTTTCTTAATGCTGTATTCATGTTTTCCCCCTTAACCTATTAGATTGTATGCTTTCAAAGCTGTAAGCAATTCATTTAGCTTTGTTGCTACTGTGGATGCTGTTGCCGTTGAAGTAGATGTAATTGCAGTAACAGATTGCTTTGCCGTACCTGTACTCGCACCAAAAAAGGCTAATTTACCACCCAAAGCACCTAAATACACATTAGAATTGGATAACTTTGTTGTATTACCAGACAATTCAATAGCTGTAGTGCTACCATGCTTAATATAAGCAGTTTTTAGTGATGAAAAACTAACTGTCGAACCAGCAATTTCTACTTTGCCGTAGGTTGAACCACCGTCGGAAGTAATTGTTTTTCCGCTTATCGTGGTATAGTCGGACGTTCCTGAATGTGATTCTATTGCCGATTTTTCTATTTTGGTGTAATCAA